AAATGCAAAACAAGGTGTTAAGGAATTGGCAGAGAAAAATGCAAAGAGTTTTGCTGGTAAGATCAAAGCAGTAATTGCATCACAAGAGGCATCAATTGCTGATTTAAGGGAAGATTTAAAAGAAGCTGATAAGGAAGTAGATTCAGCTAGGGGTTATCTTGCTGGGAATATTACAGATTGGTTAAGTAACTTAAATTCAGTAAAAAATAACAGGGATCTAATTGCCGAAGAATTGAAAGAAGCTGAAGATTACCTTGATGAGTTAAGTCAAGAAGCTAAACTGTTTATGTAATTAAAAAATAAAGAACTGGGATAAAATCTCAGTTCTTTTTATAATATGAGAAAATTTGAGATAAATAAATATGATTATATCTTAAATTCTTTACTAGATAAAGGTTTATACTTAGAAGATAAAGAACAACTAATCTTCTTTGTAAAGAAATACATGAAATTCAATAAAAAGAATTCTCTTACATTTGTAGATGAGATTCAAACAATCAGAAATGATAGTAGGAAATTTGTAGAATGGATCAAAGTAAAATATGGAGTAAATGAGAGTATCAATTGAAGATTTAAACAAAATAAAATTATCTCCATCATTAATAATCTTTTTAAAGATTATACATGAAAAAAATGAAGAATACCTTATAGAATTAAACAAGACAACAAATGTTTTTGCATTAGCAAATTTTTTACAAGATAGAATGTTTATTAAAATAACAGGGAAAGAATTATCTTGCAATTCATTTGAAATAAGAGATTTAAAAATAATCAATTATTTTAATAACATAAACAATAAATCTATTGATAAAGACATAGATCAAGTAATTAATTATTTTATAGAAATAACAGGTAAAACCAGAACTTCATTGAAATCAAGTTCAAATAGAAAGTTCATTAAAGCAAGACTTCAGGAATATAATGTTCAAGATTTAAAGGACGTTATATCATTAAAATATAAAGAATGGAAAAATGATCCAATGATGAAGAATTATATAAGGATAGAAACTTTATTTAATTCTGTTAAGTTTCAATCATATATAGGACAATTGGATTTAAACATAATAAAAGATTTTAAAGATGATATTTGATTTAGCTTTAAATGAAATAGATAATGGATTAAGGGGAGAAAATCAAGGTCTTAGTATAGGTTTGCCAAGATTCCAAGAGTATGTGCCAGGAATACAACCTGGAAATATATATATTATTGGTGGAGAAACTGGATCTGGTAAATCATTATTTGCAGTAAACAACTTTATTTATACTCCATATGAAGATTATATAGAGAATTTCAAAGATAAATTTGATTTGAAAATATTTATATGGTCTTGCGAAATGAGCAAATCAGCATTAGGGATTAGGGCTATATCAAGAAAGATGTATTTGGATCATAATATTGTAATTGATACCAATTATGTACTATCCAGAGGTAAAAATAAGATTTCTGATGATATATATAATAAAGTTAGGGCATTAAAGGGTGAGTTTGAAGAAATGTCTGATTACATTGAGATATATGCAAATGAAAATCCTACTGGTATCAGAAATACGATACTTAAATATGTAAATAACACTGGGGAAGCTTTCTATAAAGATGTAGATACCCATGATGGTAATAAAAAAGTTTTTAATTATTATAAACCAAGGAAAAAACAATTAATTGTTGCTTTAATAGATCATGTATCTATTGTTAAAAGAGAGAGGGGGTTCAGTAAAAAAGAAAATATTGATAAATTGATGGATTATGAAATTGACATGAGAGATATGTTTGGAGTTTCATTTATTAATGTTCAGCAATTAAACAGAACAATGTCTTCATCTGATAGATTCAAGATTGGTAGGGTAGAACCTCAATTATCAGATTATAAAGAATCTTCAGATACAACTGATGCGGCTAACTATGTTATAAGTATATTCAGTCCACAAAGATATGAAATTAGCCCTTATAGATCTTATCTAATTAACAAAAAAGATGGTGGAATTGCTGATAGATTTAGGAGTTTGGGTATATTGAAGAACAGGGAGGGGGCTGCTGATATGCAAATGGGAGCCTTATTCTTGGGTGAATCTGGTATTATTAAAGAATTACCCAGGGCTGAGAATATGGAAAGAAAAACATATGATGCAATTAATAACATTAAAAAAATAGTATAATATGAGATGATTATTATTAATAATATTATTAATGAAGATTAAACAAATTTATTATGGAAACATTTAATAATAACTGTTCTCATCCAAAAAACAGAATTTGGCAATGGAAAGACAATTGGTTTTGTTGTAAGTGCCGGTATAGAGAACTTGGAAAATATACCGATAGTGACTTTTCAAAGTTAAAAATAGGAACTAAATAATTTTATTATGAAAACATTGGAAATAATAATTTTAATAATATTATTCATTTTATTTGTAAATAAATTAACATTCAATATAATGTTTGATATTGTTAATCATAAATTGATTATCTATTATTGGAAGATTGAAAGATTTAAAAGAACACAAAGGATGAGAATAACTATTTAAAAATGAATAAAGAAATAAAAGAATTGATAGGTAATGATTTTATTCCACCAGTAAAGAAATACTACTTTGGTAAGATCGTACATTATACACCATACTTTTTACCAATGAATTTTAGTAATACTATATTATTCATTAAAAGGCTTAGATTAACTCCCAAAGAACAATTAGACAAATGTACTAATGATTGGGTTAGAGAGGCTAAAAAGTACAGGAATATACCTATGGTGAGAAGAAGTAAGTATTGGATTGTAAATATATTTGGTAGAGCTTATTATATTGAAATTGGTTGGCCTATTATGATACATAAAAATAATATTGAATGGAAAGATAAATATTCAACACCAAGATTTGAATGGAATCCTAGTTTTATAATATTCTTCTTTAATTGGCAATTTTGCATACATTGGACTTCTCCAGATGATAATGATGATCAATATTGGGAACAAGTATTGTGGTACTCTAAGAAATGCAATTGTAATATTGTAAAAGCTAAAAAGACTTGGGGTTGGGTTGATATGAATACGAAGCTTAGTACTTGGAACGATAAATATGTGATATATGAATAGATTAGAAAAATACGAAGCAGTTAACAAATGCGAGACTTTAGAAGAATTAGCTAAAGTTATATTAAGTTTTGCTGATGGTGGTGGAGATATAGCTGGTAGAAGTAGATATTTTAGCGCTAGTAAAATGGCTGAATTATGTAGAAATTACAAGAATCTACCAGAAAATGTTTTAACCAGAGAGTTTGGTATTAGACAATAAGCTTGTTATATAATTAGAAAAGATGAATAAAATATTTATATATTAAATTGATTTTGAATATGTTAAGTTTTATAGTATATTTACATATTATAAATTTAATATATTTTATATATGAATAACAAATTTTATTTATACAGATGGATTATGGTTGATAAAAATATTCCATTTTATATCGGAGTTGGTACAAAAAGCAATAATTATGAATATAGTAGAGCCGCAAATACTGGATGTAGAAGTATTTTTTTTAAAAATATCATAAACAAAACAGATTGCTATTGGGAAATTTTAATAGAGTCCGATAATAGAGATTTTATTTTTGAGAAAGAAAAAGAATTTATATCACTTTATGATAGAAAGAATTTAAAAACTGGCCCATTGGTTAATCTAACAATTGGTGGTGATGGATCTTTTGGAAAACCAAATAAAAATAAAATATATAAAACAAAAAAAGTTTATCAATATTCAATTGATGGAATCTTTATTAAAGAATGGGAGTCTATCAAAATGGCTGGAGAATCATTAAATATTGCACGAACTTCAATAAGTGCTTGTTGTATTAAAAAAAATAATGCAAAAACATGTGGAGGATTTTTTTGGAGTTTCAATAAAGAGTTTATTGATAATAAGAAATATCAATCGTCTTGTAAGAAAATAGATCAATACACATTAAATGGAGAATTTATAAAAACATGGGAATCAATAACTCAAGCGTCGCTTGAATTAAATATTCCACATATAAATATAAGTACAAATCTCAGGAAAAAGAATAATAGAGCTAATAATTATGTGTGGGTATATAATAATGAACCATTTTGCTATAAAACAGGAGTAACTAATGCAATAAAGATTAGAAATATGATTAATAATAAAATTTATAATTCAATAAATGAGGCTAGTGTTGATTTAGGGGTTAGTCCATCAACCATAAAATGGCATATAAATAATAATTTTAAGGACTTAGAATATGTCTCTAAATAAACAAACGTTTATTAAGTTACTAAAAGATGGAACT